CCATGGCGCGCACCAGCATTGCGTCCCATGTGGCTTCGTTGTCATTGCGGTAGATGTAGCGCAGTGGCAGCACGGTGCCATCGGCCATGATCTTGCCGGACTCGTGCTTGTAGTCCACCTCGTAGCCATCAGCACCCACGCTAATGGTCTTGAGCCAATCAGCTGGCAGGGTGAACTGAGCGCCGTAATCGAATGCAGGGGTTTCCGTGTCAGGGGCGAGAATCACCCGCTTGACTGCACAGTTCCATGGATGGCTGCGCAGCAGATCATCGCGCAGGCTGTCGTACAGGTTGGATGCGAGGCTGGCGCGATCACTGCCTTCGTCCAGGCTGTTGATCGTCTTGGCACCCAGCAATAGCAGGGCATTGGAGCAGATCGATACTTTGGTGGCCACTGGCTTTCCTTCTATGAAAAAGCCGGGAACGCCTTTCGACGGACCCGGCTTAAAGGCTTACGCGGGTGCGTCAGTCTTGAACGTAAGAACCTTCAATCGTGATCTTCTGGCTAGCTGCCAGAACTGCCACGTTGATGGTGGCGTACACCTCAAGCGCCTCAGCGGTGACGTACTGCAGGCCAGCTGCCAGCAAAGAGCCGGTGTTGGCATCCTTGTAGCCAGCTGCAGCCACGTCCACCGATGCGGCAATGCCACTGGCAGCAACCACGGTCTGATCAGACTTCTTGCGCAGGCCGATGTGCAGCGTGCCGGTTGCGGTACCGGCTGAGCAGTTCAGCAGCCAGTCCTTGCAGATGCGCGCGCCCTTGGGCAAGTCGCCCAGGTAGATCGTGTCGCTGATGGGCTGGGTGCCAGCACCCTGCAGGTATTCCGCAAAGAACAGGCGCTTGCGGCCACCGTCAGAGCTTGGGAGCAGCTTCTGGCCAGCGGCCACGGCTGTGGTTTGGGTTGATTTAACTTCTGCCATGATTTACTCCTTAGGCTGTGTAGTCGATGGTTACGACCTTCTGCTCGTTCACACGAACAGAGCCGACAGACATGGCAACGTAGATCTGGATCATGTTGCGCTTGTCACGGCGTGGGCCGATGTCGGTGACGATGTTCTCGCCAGTGCCGATGTGAACGCCAGATTTCGCGTAAGCGATGGCGGTGCGGGTGGTGGTACCAAACAGGTTCTCATAAGGAACCCACTTGAAGCCCAACCACTTGCCGGAAATGTCGCCCTCTTGGAGCATCTTCACGGCCATGTAATCCGCGCTGGTCAGCGTGGCGTCGCTCAGCACGTCTTCCAACATGCCAGCGTCATAGGTCAGGAAGATTTCCTCACCGTTGTGCTCGTCGGCTTCGTTGGTACGGAACTGCTTGCGAGCTGTGATCAGCTTGGCCTTGGTCATGCCGGTGCCACCAGCTGCAATGATCTGTCCACCGGACAGGTTCACCGCTGCAAAGGATCCGGACTCGTCCGTCTTGCGCAGTGCTGCGCCGCGAGCCGCGTCATAGATCACACGGTCTTTCTTGCGCTGCATGGCAGACAGAGCGCGCTGCAGGTAATCGCCCTGGGGGTTTGCGATCAGCTTGGCCAGATCGGTGCGTTCGATGGGGATGGCTACATCGTAGTCAGCCATCAAGGCTTGGCGGGTTCCAGCGTCAGGGATAGTCCACTCGGTATCGCCGTAACGGTTAGTCACTTGCGAAGCCTCGATGATGCCCATGTCGTTGGCAGTGAAGGACGATCCGGTGATCATCCCGCGATTGGTGACCGTTGACTCCAGCCGGGATTCTTTCTGTTCCGCAGCGGCGACAAACGAATCATGGAACTGCGTAACGAACGCAGCGGTGATTGTGTTGTTCATTTCAACCTCATAAAAGTTTCAACGCCTTTTGCCGGGTTGTCTGCGGGTACAGGCCCAATCTTTGACCGCATTTCGGCGCGATATGCAGTCGCTGGCTTTGCGGTTATCTGGTCGCCACACCAGGCCGATACGCTGCATCATCCGACCGGTATGCGGTCGGTTTCCCGACTTTGTGGGGGCTGAAAATGGAAAAGCCCCGCAAGGCGCTAACCGAGCGGGGCAAAGTTGGCTGCTCACACCAACATAGGAGACAACTGCAATCAGGCCGGTGCGTTACCGTATTTCTTCTGGTAGAACGCCTGCACCTTGGCGCTGGTGGTCTTGTGGTCGGCATGCTTGGGGTTCAGGTAGGCATCCGACTTGAGGATGGTCTGAATGTCGTCGGCACCGGTAGAGCCATTGGCCGCAGGGATGCCGCCAGCCTCGCCCATTTCCTTGCCGATCTTGGCCAGAATGCGCAGCGCCACCGGGCTATTCCCGATTTCATCGATGCGCTCCTGATCGGCTGGGTCGGCATAGGCGCTGAATGCCTTGAATGCGTCCTGCACATTGGCCTTGAATTCGGTATCGGTCTTCCAGGTGGTGCGCAACTCCTCGCTTGCCTTGTCTGCGCTCACCTGCTGGCCACCCTGCACCAGCTCAGGAACCACAGCGAAATACTTGCCCACCACGAAATCAAACTGCTTCTGAGTCAGGCCTGCGGCCAGTGCATCGGTGCGAAACGATTTGAATCTGTCGTCTTCCGTCCACACTTCCTTGAACTCTTCGGGCACCGCCACCGCGTATTCCTCGGCTGCCTTGGGTGGCATGTCGCCAGAGCCCACACGCTTTTCCAGCCCCGCATAGGACTCGGCCAGCTTCTTGGCTGAGGCTTCCACATCCATGGCATCGCCATTCATGACGCGGAATTTCTCGGGGATCCAGTCGTTTGGAGCAGCTGCGCTGGGTGCCGCTGGGGCGGCTGGTGCGCCTTCGGCAGGCTTGCCACCGGACAGGATTGAGGGCGTTGCGGGAGTGCCGCCAGCATCACCAGCGGGTGCGGCTGGGGCAGGTGCACCGCCAGCTGCAGGGGCTGCAGGTGCGCCAGCGTCACCGGCTGGAGCGCCACCACCGGCCGCGCCGGGTGTGCCATCCATCAATGGGAATCTACGTTTGAACATCTTGCTCTCCTTGGGTTGTTGCCACGCCATGAGCGCGGTTGATCTGGGTAACGATGTAATCCAGCGGCATGCGGGTGCCTTGGCGCAGGTAGGTTTTCAGAACGGCATCAATGCCGCCTTCGGTGACTGCCGGCCGGGTGAATCTGACGATCAGGTGTTCGAGAACGATGCGCCCGGTGGGGTGATCCTCGAACAACTCCTTGAACATTTCCGGCGTGATGGCCGGTGCTGGCGTACCGCGCGTCATGCAGCCATTGCGCCCATGACCTGAGCGCCAGCCTCATTGCCACCAACGGCCTGCGCCATTTGTGCCTGCTGCTCTGCTTGCTGAGCCTGCGCCTGGGCATCGGCGCGCTGCTTGCGAATGGCTGCCAGCTCCTTGTCGGTGCGCATCAGTTTGCCGGGTACACCAAGGTACTGGCCGCGCAACTCTTCCGCGCCATCCCAATCGTACACATCAAGGATCTCGGGACGGGCCTGCGCCTTGAGCATCAGGCCTTGCTCGATGCGATCCATGGCGGTCACATCTTCCAGGCGCTGCGCCCGGGCCAGTGGGCTGATGTAGCGCACATGGAAGTCACGCCCTGCCAGAGACTGCGGCGGCTGCCCCAGCACACCAGCACGGAAGGCCAGCCCGAAGCAGCGCTCAATCAGGGTTTGCAACCACTCGACCTGCAGGCGGCCATACACCGGGCCTAGCAGCTGGCGAATCAGGTTCACACGCACATGCACCTCGGTGGCTGTCATGGCGGGGCCATCTTGCGGCTGCAGCTGGTCGGCCATCAGGGTCTTGCGGATCTGGGCCTGCAACTGCGCCTTGATGGTGAATGCCACCTTGAAGTCTGCCCCGCTCTTGAGCTCCTTCATGCTGTCCACGCTGTTGGCGATGATGATCTTGCGTGGCCCCACCTTCACGGTGCGCGGGTTCAGCACGCCATCATCTTCGGCGATCCACATGCCCGACACGGCCAGATCAGCCGCAGCCTTCTCCAGTCGCACCAGCTCGTTGAGCTCCAGCAGATCCGGCAGCGCATGGAACGCGGGGCCCATGGCGTAGTGGCTTTGGGGGATCATGGTCCAGCGTGGCACCGAGCAGGGGAATTCTTCAAAGCCCTGCTCACGCACCAGGTGCTTACCGTCCACCTCCACATCGCACGATGAAAACGGCATGTTGCGCGAGAGCTTTGCGCCATCGCTGTAACCCTTGCGGGGCTCCACCACACGCACGAACTGGATCATGTCGTCTGGCTTGTTGAGCA